CGCCTGCTGCTGCATCTGTTCTTCCTGCTCCCTCTTGTATGTACTGATTGCTTTTTCAGCGGCAACCTCGGCAATCATTGCCAGCTCACTCTCCGTTACCACATATTTTTTCACATTACTTCCCATCTGTGCGTTACCTCCTTGACATTCTTCTAATAACCTCCTATAATAGGAGTTGCAAACGTATTAGAGAACGAAGGCTGTGCTGCATAGGCGGCATGGTCTTTTTCTTTTGCCTTACTTTCTGTGCTTTCCTGCCATCGGGCAGGTGGCGAAGTGCGATACATAGCCGTATCCATCAGCTTCGCCGACATCCACATTCGCTTCGCAAGCTATTACATCCCCGGAGGGAAGGACTATTCTGTCCTTACCTCCAGGGTTCTTCTTGAAATTCACGAATGTAGGATTGACCGGCATACTCTTTCCGGATTTCATGCGAATGAACATAATCCTCGCACCGCAGCTCCTGCATTGTGACACATCTCCCATAAGTTACTCCTTCTTGGAAGCATCTATGGCTTCCTTCATAATCTCCATAGCATCCTCCAGGCTGACAGTCAGCATGACTCCAGTTGCCATATCTCTTATCCCGAAGGTTCCAATCTCAACGCTCGCCGTAATATGTGCCTGGCTCTTATCCATCTGCCGGAAAGCGGCTTCTCCCTCCGCCGGGTTCTCCAGGAAGTCCGTTCTGATACATTCAACAACTCCCATGACTCCATCGGCAGGTCCATCATGTGGCGTATTCGGTCTCTTAATCTCCACGCTATCCTCTCCTTCTTTTCTTGGTAGGTCTGTCGATCCCGCTTGCCGGATGCCCTTTCTCCCTCCACAGCTTCGTGAAGAAATACTGGAACATATCGGTGGTTCCGCTTTTCTTGTAACTCTGGTTTCGTGCAACTGTCCTTGCCAGGCTTCTCATTGTACTCATGTTCAATCCTCCTCTCCGGGTTCTTCGTAGCTGTATCCGTCATCCTCGCCATCTGCAAAAGGCATATCACTCGGATCAAAAGCATCGGACATATCCTCTGCTTCTCCACCTTCATCGGCATCCACACCTTCGGTATCGCCGCCAGGAGCCTCCTCAGCTACTTCTCCCTCCGTTCCTTCGCCTTCTGTATCAGAAGGTCCAGGTAAAGCTGCAATACGCCGCCCTTCGAGGGCTGGCTGTCCTTCTTCTCCTCCGCTTTCGTCTCCGGGTTCATCGTTGACGCAGCGAAAGTCAGCATCGAAAATTGTCATCTGTTCAGTATTGGCAATCGGTCTGAGGACATATTCACCCCTTTCTTCATCCCATACCAGCTCAGTGCCATCGCAGTTGCGATCACCCTTCGCCTCATTCTTAATCTGCATCACAGAGCCGACCTTATGAGAAAACTTAGGTGTCAAAATCCTTCTCGTCTCGCCTTCGATGTTCGGATCACGATTGGGAATGAACTCCTGGACGAGCGTGACATCAATTCCGATAGTCACTTTCCCTTCCAGGCTGTCCTTCTCGACCATGTTTTTCAGCAGCTTCTGCAAAACTCTGTCCGCATCTTCTCTCATACCGGCAAACAGTTCGTCAGCAATGTGCAGCTCCTGCTCATAAACTTCCATATCACTTTTCCACCTTTCCAAATTTGATATTGTGCTGAACCATGTACTCTCTGAGTGCCATGATTTGAGCCTTTGTTCCATATACGGTGAAGGATGCCTTGCAAGGCTTGTTATCCTCCTCCATCGCCTTTTTGCTTCCTACGGACGTATCGGGCGTATCAATGGATGCTCCTACCGGAGTTGCAGGAGGAATTACTTCTGCCTGCTTCGTTACATTTTCGATAGGTTTTGATACGCTTTTCTCCGGTTCGGTCACGTTTTCAGCCTCTTTGGTTACGTTTTCCGGAGTTTCGGTCACATTTTCAGCCTTTTTGGTCTCAGCAGCCTTTGCTTCAGCGGCAATCCTTGCAGCTTCTGCTTCCTCCTCCCGGCGGAGCCGTTCCTCCTCTGCCTTGCGATCAAACTCCTGCAACCTTCTCGCTTCTGCCAGGGCATCCGATACATTCAGCGTCCGGATATACGCATCCTTCGCTATGGTGAGGTACTTATCCTCGCAGAAACCTTCCAGACTTCTGAGGTCTGTATGCACCCGGTCAACCTTCGCCTGGATGTCTGCCTTTGCCTTATTCAGACTGACAGACGCATTCAGATACCTATGGTCGAATACTCTGTCGAACGTGAGGATGCCTTCCAGGTCGGCGGCAATCTCCTCAAAGTGCTGTTTCAACGCCGTTTTCTTCTCCTCTTTGGTGCGGTCCTCATATTCCTTGATCTGGCCGTCAATCATGGAGATAGGCTTCTCAATGAGAGCCGTAACCTCTGCAACTTCCGCCTCAAACTTCGTGTACGGTTCCATGACAGCCTTCTTAACCTGGATACGGTGGTCAGATATTGCCTTCTTCATGGCGTTCAGCTTTGCCCGGTCCGCCTTCGCCGCCTTCATCTGATCCTCCGTATAGGTCAGACCTTCATACTGCTCTGTTATGGATGCCACCAGCTCCATAAACTCCTCTTTGTTCCAGTCGATGTGTTTGAGGAACTCTCCTTCGTGGGGGTTCTTAATCACCAAGCTCAATTCATCAGCCATGTATCCTTCCTCCTAATCATAAAATTTGCAGAACAACCATCCCGATAACGCACACCGTAAATGCTGCCAACATATTCCTTGCCTTCCTTTCGCTCTTTTCAGCAATCGCTCCAATAGCGAAAACACCACCAGCAACCATAAGATATACATTCATGCTTCCTCCATCACCTCCTTCGGAACCACTTCTCGGATGATTACTTCTATCCTTGGCTCCTCAGAATAGAACTTGCGGACCTGGCAGTCCACAATCTGAGTATCATCCTTATACGCCACCTGGTTGAGGGCATCCGCCACCATCTTCACCACATTATCCATATCCGGTTTCTTTGTAGGGCGGATGACGTTCGCCAGTTTCTGAGTCTTCATCTTCTTGCTTCCGCTTTTCGGTATGGAGTAATATGCCAGTATTCTCATATCCAGCATCGCTTCATCCGGAAACCGGAAGCCTTTGCACTGAACCATATACTCTGTATGTACTAGAGTCTCATAATTGACTGTCTGCTTCGGTGTGAAGGCTCTGCCATTCTGAGTGCTGAACCGGGGTCTTCCCTTCCCCTTCGGCTCTCCAAGAACCGTAAATCTAACTTGTTTCACCATTCACCGCTCACCTCCTACTTGGACGTATCTGCATTATCACCGTCCTCTGTAACTTTGAGGAAATAGTCCAGCGTTTTCCCGGTAGGAGTCCGCTGCCGCTTCCCCTGGCTGACCGTATATCCGTTGTCAATCAAAATCGCCGCCACCTTCAGCCGGTCCTCCTTACTGTAAATCTTCAGTTCCATTACCTCTGCCATAATCAACCCTCCAGTATTTTCTTCATGCTGGCATACCGCCCTGCCGCCTCACGCTTCCTCCAGGACAACCCATCGAACTTGACTGGATAACACATCTCAAAAATTCGGTCATAGATGCGGTTATAGCGGATGTCAGTACACTCCTTCATCTGCTTCATTGTCAAATTCGTAGTGAAGATTGCCGGCTTTCCGCTCCGGTATCTGCTGTCGATAATGTCATATACCTTTTCCAGTGCGAAATCGGTTCCTCTTTCAGCACCCAGGTCATCTATAATCAGCAGTTTCGCCCTATTCAGACGGTTCATGTATGCACCATCATCATTGTCGAAACCTTGCATATCCTGCAATAGCTTCACGAAGGATGTCATAATCACCGGATGCAGCCTTTCCATCAGCTCATTTGCTATGGCGGCAGCTGTGTAGCTTTTCCCGGTTCCGACATCGCCCCAAAACAGCATCCCCTGGTTCTGCCTATACATTTCCGGGAAATTCTCCACATACCGTTTCGCAATCCCGAACACCTTCTTATTCTCCTCATTCACCTGGTAGGTTGAGAAACGCACATTCCTGGACTTTGCATCAATGAGGCTCAACTGCTTCAGATTATCAATCTTCCGCTGTTCTTCCTCGTATGCCAGCCGTCGGTCTTCTGCTTCTTTCTTCTCCCTTTCACACCGGCACATACAATGCACCTTCTTCTTCATGGTGCCGCCCTTCCCATCCAAAACCGGAAAGTCAATCACTCTTTCAGTGCGTTCACCACAGACTTTGCAGAGACTCACTTCTCCAACAACCTCATTTGCCTCCATCTAATTCCTCCATTCTGCGTATGGATCATCAACGTCATTCGCCGATACCTGCTGTCCTATGCTGCTGTCCTTCGGAAGGAAATCCGTAAACGGCGTATTCTCTGACAGAAAAGTCTTTGCGTGTTTGATGTACTTCTGCTCTGTCCTTTCCCTGGCAACTCTGCTGGCATAGTTCTTGGCGGCTTCCAACAATTCTGCTTCGCTCCATCCGTCATTCAGCCTTGCTTTATATTTCTTATAAGCCTCTCCCTTCCCGACTTTTCTTGGGTACACTTCCCAAAACGCCTCAAAGTCTTTTGAGTATTCTGCTGGTTTCTGTTTTGGTGCTTCTTCAAGTGGAATATTAAGGTGCGGAGTCGGTAAATCCTGCCCCATAGCTTCCTCCGGCGGCGGTTCATCTGAAGGGATACTCTGATCCACCATCTGGTTAGCCATCCGTTTCCGCTTCCTTTCTTCCCTTTTTCTTGCTGCATCCCTTTCTCTGACCTCGATTGCCTTGTACCACTGCTCCTGCCATTCTTCCCAATCGTGGATATACAAGCCGTTCTCCATATCAATCCAATTCGTAGCGATTAAGGCATCAACAACGTCATCAGCACTGTATCTTCTGTCGATGCCGATATTAAGGATTTCTGCCACATCATCTTTGTCTGCCCCAACAATGCAGCCATCCTTCCCGGCATTGTTAATCGCCCACAGCCATAGCCGTATCAAAATCCCCAACGCCTCATTCTGCGAACAGCCGATTTCCTTCGCCAGGTTTCTCAGCTTCCCTCCAATAACCTGCTCATGTACGCTTATCCACGCCATCGTATCACCACCATTCAATCCTAAATTGCGTACATCAGATGTTTGCAGTCAAATCGTTGATGGAGATATAGCCCTTCAGCACCCGGCTGTGTCTGCAACAATCGCACAGCTCACATTTATCCGGCACTTCTTCTCCGCTTTTCACTCTGAGGATGCGTTGCATATTATGCTCCACAAGAATAAGTGCTTCATCGAGGTAGGACTGTTCAATCTTAATCACCCGGATGTCCGGCTCTTTCTCTTTGGTTGCGGCTGCTATGAAGAACGGCAGTCTCTTCCCGGTATTCAGTTCAACTATCTTCTGGTAAACCGCTCCTTGCACGTCATAGCCCCAATACCTTACAAAATCCAGATATCCGAGGTCTCTTACCCACTTTAGGTCCGTAATGGATGACATCACCTTCAAATCAACTATCGCTGATCCAGGAAGGTATGAGTCCATCTTTATCTTCCATTTGGTTCCATACATTTCGCCGGTCATAATCACCTGCTTCTGCCCGGACATACACCGCATGAAATATTCATCCCTCTCTATTCGGGCAATAATTTCATTCGCCTTGACATAATCAGCTTTCAGCCCACCGTCCTCTCTAAATATTGCCGGATGCCCCTTCTTAAACCTCTCCAGGCTTCCTTCAAAATAGGCATCCACATAACTCCCCACCAGCAATGCAGTGGTTTCTTCATCCTTCCACCTGCCAGTCAGTTTTTCCATTCCATAGAACTCGCACTGCATCTTCCCATACGTTCCTGCGAAGTCCTTGAACTGGCTGACAGACATATATTCCAGGTTCGCTTCCTGGCTGTAATAATTCTCTGCCGACAACTCCATGTGCCATATTCCTCCTTTACTGCGTAATATCAATCTCCTCTACTTCTTCTGCCGGAGCTTCCGCTCCTCCCTGGTTATCTTCCAGTGCAGGCGTTGTAAACGGGTCCGGCTCGTCATCCAAATCCGGCGTATTATCGCCATAGCTTTCATTGCCATTTTCATCAAAAGTCTTCTGATCGTCCTGGATGGCTTTCTGCATCTCTACGGAGAGGATGCCCCACTTGCTTAACAGCAGCTTAATCACTGTCTTCTTTGCCATAGCATCGAAATCGGTGGTCCACTTGCTGTTCTGCTTCTTCTTGTCAATGTCATACCGGTACGCCTGGCTGTACTTCTTGGCATGATTGTCAATCTCGCCTCTACTCATATACAGCTCCTTCGTAAATCCAGAGCGGAGCCGGAACCATGCGTAATACCCGATGATCTTGTCGTACTCTCCATTCATCCTCTGAGTACATCCGGCAAAATCTTCAACAAACTCGCACTCGCCAGTGATCGGATTGTATCTCAGCAGTTCATCCTCATACACCTCGGAGCAGTTCATCTTCTCATACTCTCCGGTTCTGATTGCCAGCTGGATAAATCCCTTATACATCATCTGGAACTGTGCCAGCTTCACCTTATACCATTCGCCATCCTGGGTTCTCATGGACTTGTCATACGGAACTAATGCCGAAAATCCCAGGTTACTGTCAATCGGCAGGTCAAATGATGATGCTACGAACGCCGCCGCAATAATGGAGTTCGGCTCGCACTGCTTCAATGCAGGCGTGGCACTTACCACATTAACGATTGATGCCATGAACTGAGGGGCTTTCTTCCCCAATACTTCCTGGAACCTTTTCTTGACATTCTCCTCTGCCAGAATACCTTTTACCTGGTTCACCACCGGAACCTTCTTGGGCTGCTGCACCGCCGGTGCCTGCTTATTATCAGCCATCTATATTTCCTCCTTTTCTGCTATTGCGAGGCTTTCTCCAAACAATTCCAGCCATTCATCAACTGTCATATCATCCAGGCAGTCCTCGCAAATCTGCCCTTTTGAACTATCGAGATACTTCTCTCCCTCAAAAATTCCTACACCGCACTTGTAGCACCTATGCACCGCTACCGGTTCCGGAGCGTTCGGGCATCTCGGATGGCAAGGAATACTCAAACACATACTGCACATTTACCTTCCTCCTTCAATTCTTTCTCCAGCTTCCGGATCATCGTTGTTGCATTGACAGCTCTCCGGAAAAGATAGTTCTTGACTTCATCCGCATACAGAAGCGGCAGGTACTCCTCCCGGTTCTCTATCTTGCATACATCCATCTTCCGATTACAGTACGACAGAATATACTCTGCTTCTTCATCTGATATTGAAACATCCTTACTCCGCCATTCTTCGATGATGCCTTGAAGTTCTTCTGTCACCAGCATCGACCTCCTCCCAAGTTTCATCCGTTGTGAAAAGGCTTTTCCTCACAGTCCTTGTCATGTGGACCAGCATCATCATTACTGGCAATACGAGCCATTCTCCTCCAAAAGCTACATATCCTCTCTCAGCATAGGCAAACTCAACTGCCTTCCGAGTGAGGATCAATCCAGACATCAGCCATATCCAATTCTGAACGATATACTTCTCCATCTTCTCCATTGCCTACTCCTCCTTGTCCTTGTAGAAAAAGTGTCTGCCATGTTGAAAAAGGAAGTCCAGGCTCTCTTGATGCCATTTGGAGTCACTCTTGCTTTCAAAGTACAACGCTCCCTGGCTTTCATCCCATCCAGTCATAACCATCTCGACCGCTTCATAGCAGTCGGCATCCGGTTCTACTCTCCACCATCTCCCATCTTCCTGCGTAACACTGAACTGATGGACTCCGCAATGTTCCTCCATGATGACTTCTTCAATCGTTTCCGGAAAGCCATCGCTCCACACCCGGTTCAGAACTACCATAATCACAAGTGCTTTTCCTTCTGTATCCTCGCCTTCTGCTTCAGCCATAGCCAGCTTTGCGAGAAGATACGAGTCATCGGCACCCCAATCCCTTGACATCACAATCGAATGGTATCCGACTTCAGCCGGCTCTGCCGTTTCTTCCGGAACTTCTGGTGTCTCTGTCGATATAACTGTTTCTTCCAGTATCTGTGCAAATACCTTTCGGGGAACCTCCGGCTCCTGCGGCTCAGCTGCCAATTCAGCAACGCCAGCTGCAAGGTATATCACGCCTCCGCATACAGCGAATATCTTAGCATTACGCCGTAGCCACTTTTTTGTTCGTCTGTTCACATCTGACACTCCTTTCGGTTAGCGGCATGGTGAATATCCCCAGGTTGATACCGGCTGACTTAGACACTGCCGCATTGAACTCCGCTTCATCGCATATTCCATATTCGGTTTTCAGAATTTCTTTCATTTTGGCAGCATCCATTGATAACACCTATCCTTTTAATGCTTTCTCGCCAACCAGCTTCATCTCATTGATGACAACTGCCATATCATCCAATTTCCGGAGAATGGCTTCCAACTTCGGCTTCTCGTCATCGCTGATTATTCCATCGGCGGCAATATCCACCAGGCTGTTTTTCATTTCGCTCAAACCTTCGGGATCGAACTTCTGTATCATCCGCAATGCAATTCCTTCAATGCCTTTCGCCTCAGTTGCGAGCGGCATCTGCTTCCCAATCGGACATTCATTCTTGCAGTAGCCATATTTCAATTCCGGGCAGTTATACAAATCAGCCATCAGAACAACTTTGTCTACTGGAACGACCTTCGTATTTCCCAACTCATAATCAGCCAGGGTAGAAACGGAAATTCCAAGCAGTTCTGCGGCTCCTTCCCTACTGAACAGCCTCTCGTTGTATGTTGCAGCCTCTTTCCTCGCCCGAAAGTACACATTATCATTGCCTTTCGTGGGGTCTTTTCCCATGTTAGTCACCAGCCTTTCTTGCTATAATCTAATTACCATTTAACGAGCAGGCAGTTTCCGGGATATTAAGCACATCACTGATTGCTTTTACCACCGGCTCGGCGTAAATTCGACCATTGACTACGGCGGAAGTGTATTCCCTGGATTTACCGATTTTTTCAGCCAACTCCGCAACCGTCATATCCAGTTCGATCATCGCTATCTTTGCCTGCTTACACCAAGGCGATAACACTTTTCCCATTCAGCTTTCCTCCTTCCGTTACGGATTTGTAATTTACATTTCCGCAATTCTTTGGTAGAATGGAAATGTAAACTGCCTTTCGTATGGCTTTTTGCTAACCTTCCCAAGTATGCTTTTGCCTAACGATTGGTTGTAGTGTTTTGTAATTTACAATACACATCGTAACTGGAAAATTCGAGTTTGTCAATATGTATATTGGAATTTTCCAAATAATTTTACGAGGTGATTTTATGTCTGACTTACTGGAACGTGTTTACCGGCTTATGAATAAGCAGGACATCAAGCCTACCCAACTGGCGAAACAACTGGGGCTATCAACCTCCACGTTTACGGACTGGAGCAAAGGAAAAGGCTCTCCTTCCCTAAAGGCAGTCATGCAGTTCGCCGAATACTTTGACGTATCACTGGACTACCTTGTCTATGGCAAGGAACATCAAACTCAGAACATAGTGGAAATTTCCAATCCGGAAGACGATGCGCTTCTGGAGTCATTCCATAAGCTCTCCCCGGAACTCCGCTTGAAGGCAGCCGGCTACATCGAGGGGATGCTGGCCGCCATGCCTCCATCCACTTCTGCGGAAGACACTGCAAAATTATCCGGCTGAGCGATTACAAAAGGAGGCGGTAATATTGACTTACATCGGAAACGAGCCGTTTCTGGTAGGCGGCAAACCCATAAGCATCACCATGAACGATTACTGGAGGTGGGCTTACTCAGACCTTGCCGACAGCCGCAACCGCTCTGTGATGGCAGAGTTCATTGTGGCATCATCTATTGGGGCGGCTCACTTAGATACAGATACATCCAGGTCGATGTCGAAGCAGTACAGCCTTCTATCTCCGGATGGCTACAAACTGGAAGTCCAAACAGCGGCATACGTCCAGGCATGGGATACAGAACATCCGGATCACATCTCATTTCAAATAGCTCCTTCCAGGATACCGGACAGCACCGGTACGCCTAGACTGGATACTCCTCTCCAGAGGAAATCAGATGTCTACATTTTCTGCATATACAAGGCTATGGAAAAGGACGAGTCTCCTTTGGACCTCGACCTTTGGGAGTTCTATGTGCTTCCAACTTCGGTACTGGACGAGATGAAGCCAGTTCAGAAGACCATCACGCTCCCATCTCTTATGAAGCTGGAGCCGGTATGGTGTGACTATTATGGAATAGAGGAAGCAATACAAAAAGCAATGGGGAAGAACGCCTGAGAAATCGGGCGTTTCTTTATGGAGGTGATCTTATGGCATACGCCAAACTGAAGCAAACAAATCCGAGGGTGGCTATCTATGTCCGAGTGTCTACCCTTCATCAAATAGACAAGGACTCGCTGCCGATGCAGAAGCAGGACCTGCTTGCATACGCAAAACTCATGCTCGGTACTGAGGACTGCGTTATCTTTGAGGATGCCGGGTACTCTGGAAAGAATACCGACCGTCCGAAGTTCCAGGAAATGATGTCGCAAATCCGGGCAGGCGGCTTCACCCACCTCCTGGTCTGGAAGATTGACCGTATCTCCAGGAACCTGCTGGACTTTGCCACCATGTATAACGAACTGAAGGACCTGGGCGTTGTGTTTGTCAGCAAAAACGAGCAATTTGACACCTCTACCGCTATGGGCGAGGCGATGCTCAAAATCATCCTTGTCTTTGCGGAACTGGAGCGCAACATGACCTCCGAGCGTGTGACCGCCACCATGATTTCCAGGGCGAACAACGGTCTGTGGAACGGCGGCAGAATACCATTCGGCTATGATTATGACTACGATACCCATGACTTCACTCCAAGCGAAACGGAAGCCCCTATTGTACGGCTGGTCCATGACCTTTACGAAAAGGAACGCTCCTTGGTTCGAGAGTCTCGCATACTGAACTCAAAAGGCTACCGCACCAGGGCTGGAAACGAATGGAACCCTGTCACCATCCACATTATCCTTCACAATATCTTCTACTGCGGAGACTATCGGTACAACGTATCGAAGGAAGGTGATCGGCGTAGACAGAAAGACGAGTCAGAATGGATAACGATTGAGGACCATCATCCTGCTATTGTCTCCAGAGAGCAAAAGCAACGCATCATTGCCATGCTGGATGCCAACTCCCGGATAAACAAGAAGAAGAACAACTACAAATCCGGCAAGTACACCCACATATTCTCCGGACTATGCTTTTGCGGAAACTGCGGCTGTCCTATGGGCGCTGCCCCGGCTTCCATCCGGGCAGATGGCTGGCGGTACTCAAAATACTCATGCCCTACCAGGCGGAGGAACGAATACACTTGCACCGGCAAAGCAACGTCTGATCCTATCGTTGGGGAATTTACTCTGAACTACATACTCAACATGCTGAACGCACAGAAGGGCTTTGAGAACATCTCCTCTCCAGATGACTTGCAGGCTATTCTGCTGACCGGCAATACATTCTCGTATATCGACAGCATAGAACCAGATGGAGTGCTTGATTTATACGACATCCTGGCTTCGGGGCAGGTCCAGGGGGCGGTATTCGGCAAGGGAGCAAACATCAAACCGAAGGATACCGGAGACAGCGAAATCGCCTCTCTGAGAGCCGAAAAACAGAAGACAGAACGTGCCTTAGACAGACTCCGCAACCTCTATCTCTATTCCGAGGATGCCATGTCTGAAAAGGAATACATCATCCAGCGTACCTCCCTTACCGAGAAGCTGGATGAAATCAATGACGAAATCGGCATGATGCAGTCTGACGAATGGCAGCAAACAGTGACAGACGAAATGTTCATAGCCAAGGCAAGTGAGTTCATCATCAGCCAGAAGTTGACCGACCGGAACTACATCAACTACAAGCGGCTGGCTCAGTCCGTAGATGCAGAAGTCCTCCGCAACTTCCTCACCAGCATCATCGACAGTATCATTGTGACGGACGGCATGGTGCAGCGTATCACTTTCAAAAACGGACTGTCCCATTCTTTCACCTTCAAGCAATAATGGTACAAAAATACCCAGGAGCCTGCATATCTCCTGGGTTCCTTATCTGTCCCATTCCTGCTATTCTTATCACTAATGGGATTTACGCTTCAGCGAGAGCTTCTCTGATCTTGCTGACTGCGATATCCTCTTTGAAGCGGCTGTCATCACCATTCATCAGAAGGACGAACCGGATAACCGTATTCTCCAGTGCGGCACCCTCAATCTCCTTGATCCTGGCAGAGCCATCTGCCACCTTGCCGATTGTCTTCTCTGCAAAACCGATAATCTCCTGCCTTCTCGCACCGCAAAGCTGCTCTGTCTTTGTTCTTAACTTTCCGGATGACTTCTTCACTGCTTTCTTCGGTTCAGCTTCAGCCTTCATCTCATACTCGCTGGCAGAAACAAATCTGTAATATGTACCATACTGATTTCTGGACTCTTTGAGGACTACCTTGCGGCAGCTGGTCTCTCCAACCTTTACATCGGCGATGACTTCCTTGCCATCCTGCTTTACTTCCAGAACTTTCTCAACCTTAACTTCCAACTTTTTCTCGATTGCCTCAATCATTTTCTTGCTATCCAT